TCTACAGCATCAACTATTTTATGAACAATTAGACATTTTCTCATTTTTGTTCGCTTCATCACCATTGTATGATAATCTAAAATTTGGGTTTCTGAAGCGAAACCAGAATTAACTGTTTTTTCCAGAGTTTGAACATAATCATCAAGTTCCTTGTATTCTTGTTCTCTACGAATAGCCTCTGCTTCAAATAATGGATAGTACTTATCAAAGTTATGAGAATGTTGACCCAAAAGTTTAACTTCTTTACCTTCTATATCCATAACTGCTCTGGACGGGCAGAACAAAGTCCATTTCTCGTTCTTTCTTACACGTCTCATAAACTCTGAAGAAAGGTAAGCGCATATATTTGCTTGTTTCAATCTAATACCATTTTGAGTGTAATTATCTCTACATTGTATAAATTCAAGAAAATCGATATGCCAGTCTATCAGTGTTATAGTCATCGCTCCGTTTCTTTTACCACCCTGGTCTACACACGCAATAGCGGCATCATAAATCTTAGCAAAAGGAAGAACCCCAGACGAGTTTCCAGTGTTAGCAATAGATGAATGTCTTACGGCGCTTAGAGATAAACCGATACCTCCTTGTGCTTTGGAAATCATACCAACATCTCCAACCCCGGTGTATAACAAAGATTCTAGGTTATCACCAATTGTTAAAAGAAAACAAGAGGACATCTGATTCTTACGTGTCCCAGCGTTAAACATCGTAGGAGACGCGTGAACATATTTCTTATCTATAAATTCTCGATAACAATTTTCAACTTTCTCTATCCCTTCATCGTGATAAAACTGAATAGCTTGTCTGAGATACATATGACAAGGTGTTTCTATAGATTCTTCTTCAGGACTCAATCTAAGAAGGTAGTTTACACATGCAGACGCAGACATAATGTCGTAGTCAAAATTCTTTTGATAAGTTTCTTCTAATAGTTTGTCAAGATGATTATAGTTTTCTAAAATAAAAGTTTTCATATAGGGTTGGAGAACGCTATCGAGTATAACAACATAATCTTTCATAGATTTTGGTGTAGACTTGATATTAAGGTAGATATACAACCTTCCAGCAAGTTTATAAGTGTCTGGATATAGAAGTTGCGGTAACGTTTTAGCATATACTTCTAATTCTACATTTGTTCTCTCCTTAGACAGAGAATCCAAAATTTCTTGTGGAAGTTGTAAACCTTTTGCGAAATCCATGATTGAGTTCATTTATATTTTAAAAAAAAATTTAAAATATCATTTTTAAAGTTTATGATCTATCAATAAATACAATACTAGGACAATACCCACTATGAAAAAGAACAAAAGTAAATAAAAGGCTTCTTCCCAAATATTATAAACACTTTTTGCATTTTTTACATTTTCCATAACTATTTTATTAATTAAAAAAATGATAGAATACTATATTGCTATGTTTATTTTCTTAATTCTTATATTATCAATAGGATATTTTATGTATCGTTGGTATGAAACTTTTAAAAAAATTAATTTTGCAAATCTTAATTTAACAGAAGGTTTAGGAGGAGAAACTAACAGCAATCTTATTGCTGCCGCAAGTTTGCATCAACCCTGCGTTTTATTAACTGAAGATACATTAAATAATACAGCAAACCCTACATGTGATTCTTCAAGTGGACTAACATGTGTTACAGATATGTATATAGGAAACGGAGCAAATTCAGGAACAGGTGTGTGTTTGTCGGGAGTCGGAGGTTATTGTAATACTATATATGACTGTGTCCCAAGTGCGCAAGCATGTGTAAACAGCGTTTGTGAAAATATGACAGAAACTATAAATTTGCCTTGTACTTATGATTCTGATTGTATTGGTGGAGCAACTTGTACTTACTGCTCCAATGGGATAGGTCCATGTAAAAATACAATTACAGGAGAGTGTTCCGAGTTGGTAAATGGAGAATGTCCTCATGATCTTTCTGTATGCAACAAACAAATAGATAAAGTTCTACCAGTATCAAATTTACAAGGAGAATTTAGATTCAATCATATATGCGACACGTCCTTGGCTATTCCTTTATGTAAATATGATTTATCCCCAAAAGACCAAGGTTGTACCAGCGATACAGATTGTGTACAACCTGAAGGAGGAGCTCTTTGTTATACTGGAAAATTCAAGACTGACGCTGACCCTACAGGAACTTTATCTGCTCCTGAATATACAGTACTGAGTACAAAAATCGCATCAGATAATTCTATAATTATTAATATAGATTTTGGAGATTCATTGGTAACCGTAGATTCTTTTGAGCAAGGAACAGAAGTAAATTTTATAAAAACAGATACAACAAGAACAACTATTAGTTACGGTCCTTATTACATAAATGAGCAATTTGATAATAGTTATATCTCTCTTATGGGTAACAAGTTTCAACCAGAAATACTAGAATATGTTCTATTTCCTCCAAAATACATTCAGTTAAATAAAAATAGTTATTACGAATCTGCTCCTCTTGATTCTGATGATATATCTCCAGTGTTAGTAGAGGACGCTGTAAATATTAGAAGCACCGTAACTATCACAGGGGGTATTTATACTATAACTGGAAATCAACCCTCTCCTCCATTTACTTCTGGTGAACCTGTAACAGTAACATCAACTTCGAGACCAACAATAACGGAAACTTCAACAATAAAGGAAACTAATTATTCTATAACTGGAAGTCAACCCTCTCCCCCATTTACTTCTGATGAAAATGTAAAAATAACATCAATTTCGAGGCCAACAGTAACATCAACTTCAACTGTGTCTCTCAGTGGAGGTAATTATTCTATAACTGGAAGTCAACCCTCTCCCCCATTTACTTCTGGTGAAAATGTAACAGTAATATCAACTTTGAGGACAACAGTAAAATCAACTTCACAAATAGAAACTAATTATTCTATAACTGGAAGTCAATCCCCTAATCCATTTAATCCGGATGAAAATGTAACAATAACATCAACAACGAAACCAACATTAACAGCAAATTCAACTGTGTCTCTCAGTGAAGGCAATTATACTATAACTGGAAGTCAACCAGTTCCACCGTCTAATAAGTTCACAAATAATCAACCTGTAACTATTACATATATATCAGGAAATACAAATACACAACTACATAGCACTATAACTATCCCACAGGATACTGATACTTATACTATAACTGGAAATCAACCACAACAACGATTTACGAATAACCAATCAGTTACAATACAAACTAGCGATTATCATATAGTTTTTGGAAAATTACCTCCTCTACAAATAATATCGAAATGTTATTGGGATACCACTAATAGTCATTTTACTATAGTAGACACAGATACTAATTTTTCTTTAATCGATGCCACGAATGTAAATATAGGAAAAACAGAAGTAAGATTCGATATCGCAAATGATAATTTTCAAAAATCTCGTCAATACACTCTTTCAGGTATAAAGAATACAGGAAAATCTTTTACAGTAACTGGAAACACGGATAGTTTGATATACTACAACACTTCTACTAATACAATAAACGTCCAATTCGGAATGGAAACAGATCTAGAAATTCTTAATGAAACAAAGGGTGTATGTGTGATGAAATTGCCTCCATCGGCGAGTATTTCTAGAGATAGTAAATATGACCTAACAGATTATATTGGAAATCCATGTATCGACTTGTATGATAATAGTGTCGTTGTAGAGTCTACTGGAGGTTATTGTAAATTCACAAATACACAAAGCGGACCAGGTAGCGTGTGTCAATTTTCTAGACCCAGCGTTGATGTCGAGAACGGAGAAGCAAACCCTCTTCCTTGTAGTTCTGTCACGTCATCATACGAGGGAATAACTTACGAGTTAGAATGCCTTTTTAATGATAATCTTACAGAAACTGTAAGAAATAATCCAAATTTTTTGAATTCTTCTTACGCAGGAATTTGTGCATACCCGGTACACAATAAATTTAAGAGTTGCGAATTATATAATTTTAATTGTATTACTCCATATGTGTGTACCGAATTTCAGGGAGGATTTTTTTGTGACTCGAGATTTGATATACTACAATGTAACACGTCATATGGTTGTCCTCCAGATTATCAATGTTCTGATGGTGTATGTTTGGGTTCTCCTGGAACAGGATTATGTGTTGCAGAAGGCAATTGTTCATCACAAACAAGTTGTGATATAAGCCCTCTATTTTTAGGGTTTTACAATAGTACTTTGGATACGAAAACAACTGTTGTGGCAAGTCAAGTAGTAAATAAAACTCCAAATCAGATAATAACGTTTGAGAATACTATGTTGAGTGGTTTAACGGGTTCTGCAAAAGATTATGATTTATATGTTAGTTCTTCATACGGTAATGACAATAAACTCACGACATATGCATTCGTTTACAATAACACAAGTAAACAGAGTAAACTTATTAAAATAGAAGATCCATTAGGAACACCAATTTTAACAACACTAAAACAACCAACTGACTTTTATGATAAATTCATATGGGATGATGTTACAAATATTCTTTACACTTATAGTATAAGTGGAAAAAATATTAATATAGTTTCTATTTATGATCCGTCAGGTTCTTCTTTTAATAATGGATATCACACTACCGGAGCAGATATACAAAAAATTGATATAAACAACAATAAGTTACTCATTACCAGTTCTAATCCTATACCATCAGATAGTCCTATACCACCAGGTAGACCAATTTTTATAAATACCGACATTAACGAAACTAATTTTCTTCTCTTCCAAACAATAGGAGATGGGGTTTTTTATAAATCAGATGGAACAAATTTAAAAAATGTTGATAAAGGAGGACCTGTAGTATACTATACATCTATGCCGTCTCCAACTCCTTCCCAAAACTATATCGTTAATAATCTAACTGATACAAAAGATAATGGATATTATGCTGGTGGTACAAAAACAGAGCCAGGCACATCAGAAACGAAAGTTTATATAGTTCAAGGCAACGAAACATCTTATTACATATTCAATACTACTACAAGCACTTTTGATAGTTATCAATTAAAATCGGTAACTCTCCAGACAACAGGAGCGACGATACCATCAGGGGATTATATAAACCCTTCTCATAACGTTTGGTATTCTGGCGGAACCACCAACCCTAATACTATACCCACTGTAGAAACCCCCGCAAATCAACAAAAAAATGAATATATTGTAGATTTATATGATATTAATGATAATTCTACTAAAAAATCCTATACTTTACCTTACTCTCCAGACGAATTGGATAGTTTAGATGTTTGTAAATTTGACTTATTGAATGTTAATGATACAGAACTCGATATTGTCTGCGTTTATAATCCAGAAAATTTCGAATCACCCACTCTTGGTGTAAGACACAAGGTAAGGGAGTTAGATGTTGGAAAATTTACATCTCTTGGCGATATTTCGGGTCTTTGTACTCCATCAGCCGAATCAACCAATACTTTAGGATGTTTTCTCAATCCTACTATATCATCTTTGACCTATATAACTACACCGCCGACTGTTATACAGTCGGCTACTCTATCAACATTGTATCAAGTAACCAACCCTGTAGATGTAAATACGATATACGCATTCAGTAATCAAATTATGACCTTAACGACTTCGGCGTCTCAACCACAAACAGTAAAAAAAATATATAAATCAAAAAGTACATTGTATTTAGAATTATCAGGAAGTTTGGGGACGCAGCCAATAATTCCAGCACCGGCTACGCCACCACTTTCAGAAAATATACCAACTATAACAGATGTTACGCTTACGACAATACCAACAGGGGGATACGCTCCATTTAGTTTCACTTCTTCTTCTAATTTAGACAATTATGGAAATGTTATGAGTACATATCTACAGTACCCATATTGGATCGAAGACCTCCAAGATTTGATAGTGGGTGATAGTTTCAATCCCAAAATAGAACGCATATTCTATCAACCAGATAGAGTAAACAGAAATTTTTATGCTATAGTAGATATGTATACAGGTTATAACAATCCAATAGAAAACAAACTTATTGAAGAAATTTCAGATATACAAACTAATAATATGTATCTTTTTAAATTTTCTTCTCTTAATAATGAAATAGGACTAACCGTAAACGAGACAATACCTATTAGATTAGACGGACCGTCGGACATAAAAAGATTCTCGCAATGTAACCAAACACAGAATATGTTCTTTTTAACAAATAAGTGCTCACCCTGATTCTATTCCGCCTTGTCTTATATATATACTAGTATTTGTATTTTGTAACATAGCAGGTTTATCCCCTATAAAAGACATCAGTTTTGTTTGTTCGTCGTATAAAAATCTACCACATTGCGATGCGTTACTATCGCAAATTGTAAAAGCATTTTTCAAAGAAGAAGCAGAAAAAGAACACACAGAGGTATTATTTGAACCACATGTATTTAAAACATCCGATGAAGAGAATCCAGCATCAACAGCATACTGTCCTTTTGGTTTAGAACATTGTGAAATTTTAATTAAGTCTTTCTTTTCTTCTTGAGTAAGTATAATAAATAATATTAACAATATTAACAATAATACTATTATACCTATATAAATTTTTTCACGTATCATGTTTATTTTAAATTATAATTTAAAATAAAATGGGAAATTGCAATACGAGAAAATTTCCTGAACCTGGTTCTAGTACGAGTTGGAGAAGATGCGGGTATTATAATGATTGGATTTTTAGCCAAGAATTTTGTACCCCATATACAGATAATGGTTCTAACGATTCAAAATTCTGTAACGGAGTAGGAGGAGAAGGAGAATGGAAACTAAGGACACCTGCCCATAAACAGTCAGAAACGGATTTTGTTCAAGGAGGAAGTAATTCGGTTTCTGCCTTACAATCTGTAATACCACAGAGTGGAGATACATTTAATAAAATAAAGGAATTGGGGTTTCAAGAATATATTAGCACAATAGCTCCTATGCAAAGCAGGTTAAAACATGCTAAAAATCATGGAGTAAATCCTAGCGATTCTATAGGAATGGGTCCTTTATACGGGCAGCCTATGACAGGAGGTACATATACTCCTCTTTGGGAAAATTGGTTAAATACTTATAAGGACAATGAATTCCCTCACTGTAAGTATAATGATTGGAGGAAAAACGGAGTTCAGGGTAGCGGTTGTTGCAGTAAACATTATTCAAGTTGTGGTATCATTGGCGGAATGAAAGTAACCTGTTTAAGAGATCAATTTGCAGCAAACGAAGATGTTTTTGGGAGTATTTCGTGTTGTTTTAATGATTTAGTTTGCGAACCAGGTATGGAAGACGCGTCTCAATTATTCGCAAATTCTGGAGATGATGGTATTGTCACTCCATGGGTATCCGACTCTAAATGTTTTAGATCTAATCAAGGAGATGATATGAGAACATGTAAACCAGAATCTAGAGATCTTGGAAGTCAATTTTGCGCCGATACTATAACACCATATTGTGTCGGAGATAAAGTCTTCCCAGGTCAAACACACTGGTTACAATCATGGGATATGAGTAGCGAAGTTAATGTAAACGAAACTGATTTTTACAAAGGAACACAAAGACCTAACATTGTTAAAGGCCCATGTGCCCAACTATTGATGCGCCAAATAAGCGGAACAACCGCGTGTGGTCAGTCTTTTGACCAGTATAATATAAATGCTGGATCTATGAATATTCCTGGTATCTTGTGGGCAAAGGAAACGATACAAAAAGTTTTTACAAAATATATAGCAGAATACGGAAGTCCTATTTTAGGAGTTAACGAAGACGGAATAGAGGCGGCTGTGGGTGTTAATAATTTTCTCTATAATCTATGTCAAAAATTTCCAGCACTTTGTTCGGATTCTCTATACGATATGTGTTCTACTGTAACAGAAGAAAGAATTGCGCAAAACCCTTTAGCTAATAAATGGTGTGGATGTTATATGCCAGAAAGTCAATATGAAAAATATAATGATGGTTCATTTCTTGTTACTAAAGAATGCACGCCATTTTGTAGTAGAAATAATGTTATACCTTTAGTAGATGAAAATTATACTACTTTATATTGTCAGGAAAATATTTGTATAATGAATAATATAGTTCTGGATTTTGTTAAAGCCGAAGGAGCGGTTAATTTTAATCAAGTGTGTAATAGTTGCGGAACAAATAGCACTGTGGAAAACGCAAACGGTTCTACCAACTCAACCACAGGTTCTTCTGGTTCATCTAGTAATACTAACGTAACTAGTTCAACTAGTACTTTCAATTCATATGGTAATAAAAGTACACAACAGAAGGCTCAATCTTGTCAGTGTAAACTAGATGGTATAAATCTACAAGTTTTAAATTCAAGCTTTTCAAATATAAACTTTGCTAACGAATGTGGGGGAACACAATGCACAGATAGCAACGGAAATCCTAGTACTTGTTCGGGAGACAAACCCTCTGATTTACCGAATATAGATACTAGTATTAGTAATATTAAAAATTTAAAAGACTTAACAAAATTCAAAAAATTTTTCATATTAGGTTTAATAATTTTTATATTAATTGCTCTATACTATCTTCTTGTAGGAAAGAAGAAGAAATTTTTCATTGACGCTAAAGGTAAAAAATTTAGTTTGTTAAAAGGACAAAAATTTACAGTAGATAACGGATTCATCAATCTTTCACCTTTGAACATTTAAAGAACAGAATTACATTCTTTCATATTTTTGAAACATAACAGACTCAATAATAATATTTTATTCTTTATCAGTAAGTTTATTTAAATTTTTTCTCAACATTTCATATATATCCTTTTCAAATAGTTGATGAAAATTATCACCTATTAATTTTTCCTGTAGGTATAATCCAAGAAAAATACATGCGAATAACAAAAATTTATCTAAAAGAATATTAACAATATTAGGATCATTTTTTAATTGTAAAATAACTATAATAATAATAATAACTATAAGAATTATAGCTGTCCAACTTGATTTTTTTAGATATTTTAATACACTATCGTTCTTGTCTTCGTTATCGTAAATTTTTCTAAGTTTTTTCAAATTTTCTTTGTCATTATCTTTTAATTTTGAAAGACTTTCTAAAATATTTGTTTTCAAAGTTTCTTCTAATAATCTTTTTATTTTTTCCTCTTCATTTTCAGCAAATATTAAATGAAATATAATAGCAGATACGATAAAAGCGAACTCCAAATGTAAAAATATATCTAGGTAAAAAAGATTCTCTGCATACCCACTTAATATCATTTTTATTATAGAATAAAAATGAATAACGAAGACGTTATAGTTATGATAGCTTTTTTAGTTTTATCTATGATTAGAGTAAAATTTTTCGAAGTAAAGTATACATTTTATATTTTATTTTCAGTCTTCCTGTTCTTGTTACTAAGAACGTTTATACTTTTAAGTTATGATAGGTGGATGGAAAGAAAAATTATGAAGACACAACTTGAAAAAATATTTGAAGATTCGTTTGAAGACATAAATATTTTAACTAGAATAAATGTGTATAAACAAACAAAAATAAAACAAGATTTTCCAAAAGATGATGAAAGACACTCGGAAAACTATGAACTAATTCAGAAATCTTCTATTACGATTTCTTCTTTATTATTAATTTCATTGTTTTGTTTATATATTTCTGATAGAAAATTTTACAAAGATTTACATAAGATTTTGCTAGGTATCTTCATAATAATAGCAGCAGAAATGTATTTTGTATTTTCTGTATCTTTTAACCTAGAAAATAATAATATTAAAGGACTTAGACAAAAACTCTTAGACAGTCTCATAAATAGTTAAAAAATTAAAGTTCTTGAGATATCACTTCAGACATATATGATGGCATCACTGGAATAAATTTACTAGCTATGTGGCGGAAGAATAAAAACTCTATAACACCGATAGAACCAAACAAATATAAATTTTGTATGACAATTCTACCAAGATTCGGGCACTTATGAGCCGACCATCTCATGGTTAGGTATACACAAACTAAACCAAAAAGAAGCAAAACAAGGATAATTATGCATTGATAAATTAATCCTTCATTATATACCTTGTCTGCTTCATTCTCCTTTTCATAAAGTTTTGTTATGGTTGTTAATTTTTTTCCTAAAGGAGGATTGTGAGGATAATTTGTTATTTTATCCAAGCCTTTTTTGATACCTTCTTCCATCTCGTGTTGTAAATTCTCTCTTTCTAGTTTTGCAACAACAAAGAAAAAAAACAAACCTAAAATCAAACTTAAGGTAAAAATATGGAAAAAGGCATCTAACACGAATTCTTCTCCCGCTTTAATTCTTTCACACTTCTTCATTTTTATTAGCATAATAAAATGGGAGAAAACATTTATATACCACTTGCTATATTTGGAGGTCTTTTAGGCGCAACATATTACTCACTAGGTATTAAAGCTCTCACAAGTAACTTGTTCATGCTTTCTATCTATGCTATGTTCGTCCCTATTCTGTTTTTCACCTATGGTGCATACATAGAGAAAGATATAGTGAAAAAACAAGTTATCCGCCTGATTGACAATCTTACAAGTGAAGCCAAAAGTTTAGATGCCAAAATACCACATGTCAAAATTCCAACAAATGAAGATTTAGATAAGACAGTTAAAGAAAGTAATAATAAGTTAATAAAGAAGGCGTTTTTATATTTATCTGTTGGATTTATTGGAGGTATAGCTCTAACGATAGGGTTATGGTTATATTCCAAGAAAAACTTTGACTACAAACATATGGCATATGAAAATTTCGGTCTTCTTTTCTTAGTTGCTCTTACAGAACTTGCTTTCTTCGGAGTTGTAAGTAGAAATTATAGAACACTTGATTCTAATAGGATCAAAAAGTTTATATTAACAGAAGTAGCCGCAAAGCTTAACAAGTAATTTTATATCTTTCTGATATAAAATTGTTCTTTAATAAATTATTTTTTTGTTAAATTATTCTCTAATACTCGTGTTCAAAGTAACATCAAGACCCATGCCGATAAGTAGATTTATAAGAAGTTTAAAGACATAGGATACTGTTAAGATTCCTGGTTCAGAATTATCACATAATGTACAAACATATCTATTTTCTATTTCTTTCTTATGTAGAATATTACCACAGTTATTACAAACAGCCATCTTGAACTCATCTGAACATATTCTCATTCTGTCGATAATAACCCCTGAAGCACCATGGGCTACAAAAGAATCCTTTTCCATTTCTCCTACCTTCTGGGCACCGCCTTGTGTCCTTCCACCTCGAGGTTGATGTGTATAGATATTTCTCTGACCACTGGAACGAATAGAGATTTTATCCATAACATGGTGTTTTAGTGCTTGTGTATACAAAGGAACGAAGAAAATCTTACCATTCTTCATCTTTGTACCATCGGGTTTTTCCATAATCTCATATCCATCTGGATCCATACCATTGTCAAGCAAAGTTTCTTTCGCCCTTTCTACATCAATCTTTCTAAATGCAGTGACATTTACGCGTTCTCCGTTATACAAAGCTGCCTTTGTAATAAGTCCTTCAAGTAAGATTCCCATAGTTTGACGAGACGGAAATCCGTGAGGATTGAAGATCAAATCTGGAGTTATTCCTTTATTCGGTCCTTCGGATACACGGATGAGATTTTCCCTCTTTTCAATTCTACCAACCGTACCTTTTTGCGAGTATCTGAATGCTTCTTTATCTCCTTCGCGATACTTTGAAAATTTACGAAGTTTTATTTTTATTACAAACGAATTATCTACTTTAGTTTTATAGATACGGTCTACATATCCACTCTCTCCGATACCAGTAAACACAGAAGAATTTACGTCACCGGTTTTCTTTCCCAAAATACAATCTCCCTCCTCTATGTAAGAATTAATTATAGGAAAACCGTCTTGTTGAATATTGGCGTATCTAGCAGAAGCAACGGTACTATTTACACCAGGCCAGCAAATTACTTCATCTGGTTCTTGTTGTTCATATTTAAATGTTATAAACTTGTAGAAACTCAATAATCCAGATTCTATTGCGTCTTCTGATATTACAACAGCATCTTCTTGATTATCAGGGTCTGTTGTAAATGCGACATTAATTGTCTGTCCTGATGGCATAATATCCATCTTGGGTATAAAATATGTATCTGTTTCGGTAAAAGCTCTAGAACCCCGATGAAGAACACGATAAGTTGTATAGAATCTATTATGATGATTGAGACAGAATGACCCCATAGCTTGTTTACCCATAGAAGCTTGGTAAGTATTACGAGGTCCAGGTTGCCTGTCTGTCATAGGAGCAACAGAAGTAGAAGTACTAAACATCTGATTTGGATCTATATTACAATGCGTATAATTGTAAATTCCTTCAATTTTTCCTTCAGAAGACATTTTGCGAAACTTTTCGATAGTAGTACAGAGTAAAAAGTCATCGTTCTCCTCTTCTCGAGAAGCTATGAATTCTATACAACCTGTATTTAAAAGTTCTTCTAAAGGTTTTTCCCAAGCATCCTTTTCGTCGATGAAAAGTTTTTTGCTTTCAGGATTTACAATAAGATAAGGACACGTAGGTCTAGAACCGTCTGTGTATATTTCAATAGTATCCATAATATTATCATAATATATTTCTGTAAATTTTGACACAATCCTCCTTCTTCTCAACTCCCTGACAATCTTGATAAAATCTTTCTCGACCTTTATAACATCTTCTTGAAATAACATAACCTTTCCATTGAAAAGAACAACAGAAGTTCCTTTTTTCTTCTCATATTGTTTTGATATTATCTTTTCGAAGGCATTATCTTCTTCTGGGAGACTTTCTAGAGAGAAAGTGCAAAGGAGGGATTGGTATTTGTTTAGTCCATTATTTTCTCCTTCAGGAGTTTCTGCTGGACAATGGCGGTTGCGTTGACTCGGTTGAACTTCTCGAAGTTCCGAACTTCTTGTTTGTCTTGATGTAGGAGTATTGTTCTTATCGAGTTGAGAGTGTAAAGACAGAGGTGTTAAACGATCTGTTGCGTTAGATATATTTTCCCGAGTCCACCCTCTTTTGTTTATTCCTTTATAATTATAAGCTTTGACGCTCCACACTTCGGTATTAAATGAATCTTTGTACTCCTTTGTGATAATCTTTCCATTTTTCTTGATATCCAGATGAAAATGCTCAAAGTTATCAGATTTATAATCCTGTCTAGACATTAACACAACTTTTTCAAATAATCCTGTAAATAACATATTCATAGAACGACCAGCACTTTCAAAACGTTTAACCGACCAAGAATCTCGAGATTCAAATGGAAGAACACCAATTATTGTAAGAATATACTTTGATATGATAAAACCCAATTCTTCTGCTTTTAATTTTGCTTCGTTATCGTTTCCTTGGAGATTTATGAAAAGTTCTTGAAGAATATCTTTTTGGATAGATTTATAAAGTTCTTCTCGAACATCTTCGGAATATTCTAGTTTGAACCAAGATTTTTGTTCTGTGTTTTTTTGCATGGGTTTTTTGTTCACGATATACTCTACTATATTACTGATGTTAGCATACTTTATCAAGGAATCATTCATAAAAGTCTTTACTCTTAATCTAAATTTTCTAGGAACATAATTCAAAATTATCTTTTCAAAATCTTCTACATTTTGTTCTGGAAGAAGATACTTGAACACCAAGAACAGAGGAAGAGATTTATCTCGGGCTACAACTCCAGGAATTCTGATTTTTATAGTATTCCATTTCTTTCCAATAGAAACGAAGATAATACGAGTTCCGTTGATATGCTGACTTGTATAAGTACATGTTGGTCCATCTTTTCCATTAACAATCATAGGCATAGAAACTCTAGCTTTTTCTTGAGTAATCAGTGACATCTCACTCTTTATTAAAAAATATCCAAAAGGGTCTGATATACACTCTCCCATTTGTATTAATTCTTCCGGTGTTTTTCCGTGAAGATAACAGTATTTGCTACCAAGCATAATAGGAATAGTTCCGCAAGACAAAATTCTATTTTCAATCGTTTTTTGTTCCCCGTCTATGGTTTTCGTTCTCTGGTATCTAAGTTTTAGAATACCAGAATATGTGATATTTTTTTCTCTACATGTTTTTGGAAGAACTTCTATCTCTCTTCCATCCTTTATAATAATAGGTTTTGTCAATTTTTCAAGTCGCAATTCGACTCTTTCTCCTGTACTTACCCCGTCTTTTTCAACATCGAAAGACTGAGATTCGATCTGTTTTGGCATCCAATTATCAACCCAGTCATCAAAAATGTTGATTGTATTGTTCGAAGCGCTGAGTTCGTGGGAACATCTGCGATAGAGTTCGATTTCCTTAGACTTTGCATATTCATCCAAAGTCTTCAAAATCTTCCCCTCGTCCAGATAGCGCTGTATGAAACTTATATTGGTCGACATTTTTATGAGTTAAATATTTTTAACTATTCATTTTCATAATTGATATTTTCATATACGAAATGAAAATTGACTTAGACACAAGAAACCACCCCAAATTAAGTATTTATTAATCGGAGTTTTGATTCTTGTTATGAACGCGCAAGTTGCTAAAAATACTGTATAACTATCTAAAAGTCTGATAATGTGATA